CCAGGTCGGCAGGATGTTCGTCGTGCCGTGCCCGGCGGAGTTCACGGAGATTCCCCCGGCCGCGACCGAAGCGTGCCGCCCGCTCATAGGCATGCTCATGCTCATACTCCCTCCCACAGACGGAAACCTAGCAATCCGCCTGGGGTTCGACCCGCCTGACCTACTCCTATCCGGTCGCCGAGGCGGGCGAAGCAGGCACGCTGTGTATGTCGCGGACGGGAACCCCAGTCGGGTAGGGGACGAGCGAGTAGAGCGCGACCGAAAGCAGGACGAACAGCGGACCGGCGTTGGGGTCGGTGGCGCCACCCGCGAGGATGCCGCCGAAGCCCTGGCCGATCACCCAGTAGACGACGTTCAGAACGATCGCGATCCACAGGAACGTCTTCGGCTTCCAGTTGAGTGCGACCGCCAGTCCGATCGTGATCGACAGCGCCGCGAGCACAACCGAGATGATCAGCCCATGGCCCTTGGTGGCGTTGGCGAAAGCATTCTGCAGGGTCGCGAGCCACGCGGGACCGGCGGGCGCCGCTTTGATCAGGCTGTAGGTGGCGTTCGCGCTCGAGTTGACGGCCAGCAGCCAGAGCACGCCCATCAGGATCCACAGGTTGGCCCAAAGGACCCGCGCCCCGGTCACACCGAACAGACCGCCCGGACGCCCGTTCGGCCACACGATCGCGCCGATGAACGCGTACACGACCACGGCTCCGGGGGCGCCCGTGAGCGGGTTGGCCATGTTCATGAACAGCATCCCGAACGCCTCCCCGAACCACCACACGACGAGCGACCACACGAACGAGACCACCAATGCCTGCTTGACGGTGCCGCGGTAGAGCAGCCCGAGACCGATCACGATCTGGATCAGCGCGGACAGTGTGTTGTAGAGCACCTGATGACCCTGCATGGTGCGCGCTCCCCAAAGCAGCGTGCTCGCGAGCCAGTGCGGCTGGGCCGGCGCCATCCCCGTGAGCATCTGGATGAAGCCGTTCCCGTACATGAACGACTGAAACTGGAGTCCACCGTCCAGTAGCCAGATCAGCCCAAGAACGGTCTGAGTCGTGCGACGAAGATCAGAGAAGAAATAGGCCGTGAGACGATCGACGGACGATGATCGCCGTCGAGTTGACCCGGCGGGGTACGTTTCGGTGCTGCTCATAGTCACTCCTTTGGACCGATTGGACCTGCTGGCCGTTGGGCGCGCCGGCAGGGGCGCGCCATGTGGTCCGGCGATCAGTGCCGCGCTTTGTCGCGCGCTTTCAACACCAAACGTCCACGGCTCGAAGCACGAGCCGCGCAGGCCAGATCGGACGGGTGCCGGTTAGCGGCGCAGAGCGAGGACCACCGGTAGCGGCGCTGCCGGAGGAGCCCGTCCGGCCCGCGCGAGCCCGATCAGCAGCCCGCCGCGCGCCGTCCAGACGACGGCGTTCCGGACCGGCGCGAGCCGGCTTCCGGGGGCTGCTGATTCGGTCGCGGGCGTCCGCCTGCGGGGCCGCGCGAGTGAAGTGAGCAGACGCCCAGCCGGATCGCGGTTGAAGCACAGCGGCACCAGGAAGATCAGCGCCGGCGCGAGATAGAGCGCGGCGTGCATCAGCGCCGGGGCCCCGACGGTCGCAAGTGGCGCCAGTACCAGCGCTAGCCAGACCAGCGTCAGCAGCCGCGCTGACCGCGGGAGTGCGACGGTCCGGCGCCTACCGACCCGCCGCTCCCATCCAGCGGCGTTAGGGCGCGCCTCCATGCGGTGGCCGACGCGTCCGTGGCTCGTGCCCGGCGAGTCCATCGGCGAAAGATTACGCCCCCAAGAGTCCGTTTGGCAACGACGTAGTGTTTCCGCGATCGCCTCGCGATCGCCTCGCGATCGCCTCGCCGAGCCCGTAGCCCTCGGGCGCGGCGTCAATCAGCCGTGCGCGTCGCAACCGTTCGCGTCGCGCACCCAAGCTCGCCCGTGATCTACAGCACCCGCTACCCTTGCTCGGCGAACGGTCGGATCGGCGATTCCACCGATCCGACACCGGTGTCAGGGATCCGGGACGTCCCGGGAAAAGCCCTGCCGCGCTCACACCCCGCCGCTATCGTCTAGGGGACTAGGACGCCGCCCTCTCACGGCGGAAACCCGGGTTCGAATCCCGGTAGCGGTATCCACGAAGACCCTGCTAATCACAGGGTTTTCGTCGTAAAAGAGGGCCTGCTCCGCAGTCCTGCTCCGCAGTAGCGCTGATAGGACCGGTCGGAGTTGACCCGTCGACCGAGTGGAGAAAGCCATGACCGAAGCCGACGAGATCGCTCGGCTCAATCGCATCGTCGCCGTTCTTGCGGCTGCGTACTTCGGGAGAGCTATGGGCACTGACCGAGAGTTCAGGCAGTTGAAGGCAACGGCGGACCGGGAGGCTGCTGAGCTATTCGCTCAGGTCAAGCCATCTGCCGCGGACTAGGCGTCAGCGATCCTGTTGGCCGCGCGGGCTAGCTTTCGCTGGAGGCTCTCCAACGAAGCGTTGCCCGCCTTGACGTCTCGGATCTCGCGCGCCAACGCGAGCAGCTCGGGCGCGGCGCCCCACAATCCCGTCAGCAGCTCGGCAGGCGTGGCATCGGCTCCCAGACGCGGCACTTGGGCTGAGGCGCGTCTAGCCACCGCAGTGTCCCGGCGATGGCGCGCTGAGCGCGAGGCGTGAAGGCCGCAAAAGTCGCGACTCACGACAACCTCTTGACAGCGCCACCACTGGCCGCCTGCATCGTCGCTTGGCTCCTCATGCCAGCAGCGCTGCAAGCCCCGTTTTCCGCGATGGCTCCGAGCGCAGGAGGCGCAGACGACGAGTAGGCGATATCCGGCCCAGCCGTCGCCGTAGGGCTCAACGTAGAGCCGGTCCCCGACGTCCGTTGAGACAGCTCGCATTGCAATCTCTGCGTGTTCGGAGTCTGCGAACCACACCCATTGCACTGGAATGATTCTCGGTCCTGACTGCCCGTGCACTCGGCCGTCGTTTCCGCACGCCTCGCAGGTGAACGCCACGCCCGCCCGCGGCAGCCGCACATCTTGGCCGCGGACCCCGACCTGGAGCAAGACGTCGTGGCGATGCTGATCGGCTACGACCTCGCCACGGGCGAGCCCGTCAACGGCACCCTGTAGATCCTCGATGTCCCACGGTCCAAGGACGTAGTTCGGGTCGCCGGACTGAGGGAGGTTCGGCGGGAGGCGGCAACTTTCGCCGAGGTTACGCACCGAACGGCCCCGTTACCCCGACCGATCCCGCCGCGGGTGCTCGCCAGGGGCGGGTGCTTTTCCTAAGGTCGGTTTTGCCCGCATGATTTCCACCTCTCCAAGTTTACGAAACGGCTCGGCAGGCTCCCGAGTGAGGGAGTTTCGCGTCGCGCTCGGTCTTTCGCAGGAGCAGCTCGGCGTCGCCGCCGGCCTTGCGGGACGTACGGTCGCGAACATCGAGCGAGGGCGGGTGCGTCCGCAGCGTGCCACCGCGACTGTGCTAGCCGCGGTCCTCAACTGCGACGTTGGCGATCTCTTCCCTTACGACGAAGTCCCGGCTGGGAGGGCCGGGACTTCGCGAAATCTCGGCAGTACAGGTGCCGACGGTGCTCAAGACTAGCGCCGCGACCCGCGCCGCATATGCCCGTCTTACGTCAATCGGGACGCCCGGCGACCAGCTCGCGCTCGATCCCGGCCCGTGCGCCAGGCACCGCAACCGTGAGCGCCGGGCGACGCGCCACGAGCTCGTCGAGGGCGAGGTCGTGGCCGGCCGAATCGCAAAGCTGCCGAAGTCCGGGGCTCCGTTCGGGAGCTGGATCGTGCTCGAGTCCGAGGGAGGCCCTCTGGCGCTCCCTGCGACCGCTGACCGCGGGTGGACGCTCCTCGAGCGCGCGCTACGCGATCAGGCCGTCGAGCTCGGCGATCGCGTCCGGATCGTGTTCGTCGGCTGGCGCGAGAGCCGCGAGGGTCGCCGATATCGGCTCGTCCAGATCGACGTCCTCGAGCGATCCCGCTCAGAGGTAGCAGCGTGACCGAGATCCTGGAGGCAGCGGTGGCCTACCTGCCGCGCACGGTCCCACTCGCGCCTGGCAGCAAGCGCCCGAGCGTCGGCGAGGGCTGGCCGAACTGGCGCGCAACGTCCGAGAGCGTCGCGACGCACTACGCGGCGCACCCGGACGACGGCGTGGGTATCCGCACGGGTAACGGACTCGTGGGTCTCGACGTCGACCGGCGCAGCGGAGGCTTCGAGAGTCTGGAACGGCTCGAGCGCGAACTCGGCCCACTGCCGCCGACGCCGGAGGTTGTCACTGGCGCCGAGGGACGGCATAGGTACTTCCGGGCGTCGCCGGACATCGCTAGCAGCCTGATCGCGCCGGGCCTGGAACTCAAAGCGGCGGGGAGCCAACTCGTCGCACCGCCGACGCATCACCCGCTCACCGGGCGCGTCTATTGCTGGGATCCGGCGCATCCGCTGATCGAAGACGAGATCGCGCCACTGCCAGACGCGTGGCTCGAGCAGCTCGTCAGCCGCGCGCCAGCCGACAGCGGCGCCGAGCTTGGCGACCTCGCCAAACGCGATCCGCTGCACCGCATTCCGAGCGCCACCTATGTCGAGCGGCTCACCGGGCGATCGGTCAACCGGCAGGGGTACATCGCTTGTCCGCTCCACGGCGGCGGTCGCGAACTCGTGCCGTCGCTCAAGGTCTACCCGGCCGGCGGTTGGAAGTGTTACGGCTGCGATGTCGGCGGCCGGATCTATCAGCTCGCGGGGCTGCTCGGCGGCTACACGCTGCCGCTAACCCGCTCCGACCGGCAGGCGATCCGCGCCGAGCTCGTGCGCGAGTTCGCGGAGGAGTTACTCGCCGCATGAGTGACTTCGCCGAACGGATGCAGGCGCGGCGCGAGTCCGACCAGGCGGCAGAGGCCGCGGAAGTCACGACCGGCGTAGCCCGTAAGCGCAAGTCGATGCTCCCGAGCGACCCGCCGAGTGCTGGCGCGGGCGCATCGGAGCTCGCGGCGTGGGTGACGGTGGCGCTCGGCGTCGGAGACGACCCGGTCATCGGAGGCATCCGCTACGGCAAGCATGAGGACGCGCGCATGGTGCTGACGCTCCGCTCGGAGCAGCGAATCGTCTTCGACCGCCAGGCCGACGCCTTCGACGCTGCCGCGCTGCGCCGCCGAGTCATCATCGCGACCGGCGCCACGATCCCGCACTACCAAAGCGCCGACGTGCAGACGATTGCGACCGTGCTGATGCGGCTCGGCGAGGTCGTGGCTGAGGACGACGATCGCGCGGAGGCCCGGGAGTGGGCCTCGAGCTTCCTGGCCGCCGCGCAACGGAACACGATCGAGGTCGCCAGCTTCGCGACACCTGAGGGGCGCTGGGAAGCCCTAAGCGTCCTCGCGACGTGGAAGGCGCCCGTTGACATGCCGCCGTATGCGCCGGCCGCGGAGCGCGCCGTGATCGTGCGCGAGGCAACCGGCAGGCGACTCGTGCGGACGTCCGACGTCGCCGCGCACGTCCGCGGGCAGACGGGGCGACCGATTACCTGGGGATCGCTGCACAGTCGCATGGTGGAGATCGGCTGGGAGCATCGCGGCGAGGTACAGCAGCGCCAGCCGGGCGGGCACGCCAAGATCAAGGCGCGGACTTACTCAGTGCCGGCCGGTTGGGAGGATCAGTGATCCCGTACCCGCGTGTACCTCTTTGTACCCATGTACCCCGGTGTACTGTCCAATTCGCGCACGCCCGCGCCCGTAGGGGCGCGCACACGCGTAGAGCCGAGGTACACGCGGGTACGCGGGTACAAACGGTGCTTCTCAGGGTCGAGGTATGACCCGCCGCTGCTCATCCTGCCGTAGTTCGTTCCAGGCGGACGGGGCTTGGCAGATGCTCTGCTGGGACTGCTGGCGCCAGCGCCGAGACCACGACCAAGAGGCCGACGCTTACCAGCGAGGCTACGAGGCGGGCGTGCGAGCGCGACGCGACCGCGACTACGCCGAGGGCTTCGACGCCGGCCGCCGGGCCGGGTTGCCTCCGGACGTTGTGGAGGCCGCGCTACGACTCTGCCATCCGGACCGCCATCCGCCCGAACGCTTCGCGCAGGCGAACGCCACGACCGCCCACCTGCTCGAGATTCGCCAGGAGCTGGCGGCATGACCGAGCGGCTCGCACTCGAGGCCGACGAGCTCGACCGGTTGGCCGACGCCATCGCCGAACGCCTATGTCAGCCGCGACCGCTCGCGGTCGACGTCACCGGCGCCTGCCAGATGCTAGGCGTCAGTTGGGACACGTGGGCCGAGCACATCGCGCCAGAGGTCCGGATCGTCCGTAAAGGCCGACGGAAGCTCGTGGCGGTCGCGGAACTCGAGCGCTGGCTTGCTGAGAACAGCGTCGGTGTGCTCGAGCGGGCGGGATCACGAGCAGTGACGAACGGAAGGAACACGCCATGACCGATCCGGCTCGCGCAAGCCGCATCCCGCATTGCCGACTCGGCCGCTATGTCCGTTTCCGACGTGACGACCTCATCGCTTGGACTGATGGCCGGACGGTCGGACCACGACCGCGAACCCAACCGAGAGGAGAGCAGTGACGATGACCACGACCGATAAGGGCCAGGCGCTCACATACGGAGACGTCCTCGGGCTAGCCTCGATTGGCGCGAGGCTGTACGAGCACGAAGACGAAGACGAATACGAGATCGGGCCGAAGTCGATCGCGGAGGCTGAGCGGAGCGTCTGGGCGTGGCTGTTCTCGCGGGTCTGGCCAAAGGCCCCGGAGGAATGGCGCGAGGACGTCCGACGCGCGCTGGCCATGTTCGGCGAAGAGCTAGACCGCGCCATCGCTGACGCCGAGCGCCGCGAGCAGGAATGGCGAACCGACGCTCTACTCGGCATGACATTCGCCGAGGCTAAGGCGACGACGACGCCATGACCGGCACCGAGGCAGCGCAGGCCATCCACGGCGACGTACTCGGGCTAGCGTCGCTCGCCGTACGCCAGTCAGTCGGCGATGACTACGACGGCGACGGCGTCTTCCGACAGGTCGAGCGCAGCGCAGTAACGCGGCTGCTCCGCATCCTCTGGCATGACCTGCCCGAGCGACTGCGAGATGAGATCCGCGAGGAGATCGGATACGGCGAAGCGCTAGACGAAGCCCTCGACGAAGGCGATAACGGACTGTGGGTTAGCCGGACCCTGACCACCTCGATGGATGACGTGCTCGGGCGACTGCTCGGCTACAGCGGTATCCAGCGGATCGACCCAGAGGAGTCGACGGCATGACCGCCGTAGGCATCCCTCATTTCTCATTTGCGAAATCGCGAACGAGCGAAGCGCGCCGCCAGGCCAGCGCCGGGCAGGCGCCGGTTAGGCCCTCCGATCAGATCACACGTGCGCGATCACGGCTGGCAGTGATCGACACGCCTGGCGGTCACCACTCCGCCGGGGAGGGCGGGAAGGGACACGGTCGGGCAATCCCGAGAGTCACCGTAAGGCGTCCTACGGGAGCACTTCCCCGGGATGGCCGGAGGGACGGAACACGAGCGCGCAGCGGCGGAGACGAGCGGAGACGAGGCGAGAGCAAGGGTGGCGCCGGGTTCAAAACCTTGGGACGTATCAGCGCCGACCCGCGCATGGCCGACGGCGCGCGCCAACGCAAAACGGGGGTCCGGTGAAGCCATGACCTCGCGCTTCGATCAACTCGCCGGTCAGATCGTTGGTGCTGTTCGCGCAGGGCAAACGCTCGACGCAGCGGCCGCGCAAGCGGGGATCTCCGTCAACACGGCGCGGACGTGGGCGCGACGTGGCCGCAAGGACCCGGACAGTCGCTGGGGTGAGTTCGCGCGGGCGCTCGACGCCGCCAGGGAGGCGAATAAGGCCGACCCGTCGCTGATGGACTGGGCCGAGTTCGAGCGGCACCTCTCGAAGGCGATCCGCGGCGGCTCGGTGCAGGCAATGCGACTGTTCGCGACCCTCCACCGCGAGGACGATGCCCCTGCCGAGCCGGGCGACGCATTCGAGCGCTTTGACGAGCTGGCGAAGAGGCGAGATCGTGTCGCCTGATCGTCTCGACGACTTCGAGAAGTTCTGTGCCTTGCTGACGCTCGACAGCGGCCACGCGCTGGCGTTGGAGCCCTTTCAGCGCGTGATTCTCGGCGACTACTTCGCTGGCACCCCGGAGACGTTGGCAATCCTGCCGAAGGCGAACGGCAAAACAACGATCTTGGCCAGCCTCGCGTTGTTTCACGTCTGCACGGTCCCGGACGCGGAGGTGGTGATCGTCGCAGCCGCTCGCGATCAAGCGGGCGTCCTGCTCAAGCAGGCCGCGGGGTTCATCCGACGGTCCGATGGCCTCCGAGCGCGGCTCCAGGTCAAGCAACGCGAGGTTGTGCATCGTGCGCTGGGCGGTCGCATACGCGTGATCGCGAGCGACGTCGACACCGCAGACGGCCTGCTCCCCACCTTGGCGCTGGTCGATGAGCTGCACCGCCATCGGAGCCCGGAATTGTACGCGGTACTCAGAGACGGGCTCGGGAAACGCGGCGGGCAGATGTTGACGATCTCGACGGCGGGCTCCGATCGCGAGAGCGTGCTGTGGAAGACCCGGCAGGCGGCGATCGAGCTTGGCGCGGTGCGGGATGCCATGTACCTCCGCGGTGGTGGCGAGGGTGGCTCGCTCGCGTTGCATGAATGGTCCCTGGTCCCCGGCCGTGACGATCCGGACGACCTGCAAGCGGTTCTCGCAGCGAACCCGCTCTCAAGTGTCACTATCGACCAGCTCCGCTCACGCCATGACAGCCCGTCTACGACGAGTTGGGATTGGGAGCGGTTCGCCTGCGGTATCTGGTCGAGCGCCGAAGTGCCGTGGCTCCCGCCGGGCGCCTGGGATGCGTGCCGAGACGACGAGCTGGAGATCCCCGTGGGCGGCCGCGTGTGGCTGGGGGTTGATATCGGGCGTCGCTTCGATGCGAGCGCCGTCGTCGCCGCCGCGTCGGTCGAGGGACGCATCGTCGTTCGTTCGTGGGTACTCGAATCGCCGGGCACTACGGGCGAGCAAACCGACCTGGCGAAGGTCGAGCAGAAGATCCGCGACCTGGCCGGCCACTACGAAGTCCGCGAGGTCGCCTATGACCCCTGGAGCTTCGAGCGGAGCGCGCAGTTACTCGCCGACGAGGGCCTGCCTATGGTCACCTTCCCGCAGACCCACACGCAAATGTGTCCGGCCAGCTCACGCCTGCTCGACGCGATCAAGGCGGGGCGCGTCGCGCATAACGGTGACCCGATTCTCGCGGCGCACGTCGAGGCCGGGGTGATAACCGAGGCCGGGAGCGGCTGGCGTCTGACGAAGCGCAAGAGCCGAGCCCCGATGGACGCACTTATCGCCCTCGCGATGGCACTCACCCGCTGCGAGCTTGGTGCGAAGGCAAGGCGACCGTTGCCGGTCGTTGTCGACTTGGCCGCCATCGCGCGCGGCGAATATGACGACTGGGACAGGACGCCCGCATGACGATTATCGCCCGCCTTCAAGAGCTTGCCCGCGACGGTGTGCCGCTTGATGAAGCGGAGCGCGTGCTACGCGCCGACCAGCGCCGCCGGAAGCCCACACGCGACTCCGGTAAGCGTCACCAGGCGGAGAAACGCCAGCGAGCCGAGGAGTTAGGACTAGCCGAGACGCGCGAGGCCGCACAAGAGGCGCGACTGACCGCGTGGCTTGGCTATGACATCGCACCGCCGCCCGATATTGACGACTGAAACTGACACAACGAAAGGTTTACCGTGAGTGCAACTACAACTAGGTCCGCTCGGCCTTCGCCGCGTGTCGCTATCACCCGCGAGGAGCCGATTTATCACCCTGGCCGCCCGTACGGCTTTTTCGCCGACACCTTCCGGAGCAGGTTCCTCAGTGACGAGCAGTCACGCGCCCGGCTCGAACGCCACGCTGACGAGATCCGCGTCGAGGCAAGAGCGCAGCGTACACAGGCGCCGGAGATCCGCTCCGTGGGCGGCGATACCGTGCCGGTCAGCTACGAGCGGCGGAGCTGGCTCGATCTCGGGCAGGGCGGTTACGGTACGCCGCCGCTGTGGCTGATCCAGGACACCGCGGTCGCCCCGCGGCCCGAGCGCTGCCTCGCCGGGTTGATCGACTCCGCGCCCCTGCCGCGGGGCTGCTCAAGCGTGAACGTTCCACGCTTGACGCAGGGCACGAGCGTAGGAGTGATCGCGCCCGCTACCCCGGGCTCGTCAACCGACATTCTCGACGCGGCGACGAGCAGCCGCGTGGTGGAGATCAGCGGGACCGAGGACGTCCCGATTCAGCTGCTGAACCAGAGCCCGACGAGCCCGCTCGCCGCGCACCTAGACCGCGTGCTGATGAAGGATCTCACGAGCGCATACGACGCACAGCTCGAAGGTCAGCTCATCATCGGCGTCGGGGGCACCGGCCCGGGCGCGCAGCTTCTCGGCGTCACCAACGTACCCGGCGCCGGGAGTGTGAGCTACACAAGCGGATCGCCGACCGCGATCGGCGCGTATCCGATCGTCGGGCAGGCGCTTGGGACCGTCTCTGACGCTCGGAAGATCAAGCCCGAGGCCCTGCTCATGCGATTCGGCCGGTGGGTTTGGTTCACGACGTCGGAGGATGAGGAGGGCCGCCCGCTAGGTTGCCCCGACTCGCACCAGCCAGCGCCGATCACCGCGCCCGGCTTGCCCGACCCGATCGGCAGCTTGGTCAACGTCCCCGCGTTCGGTAGTGAGGCAATCGGCACCGGAGCGAACGCCGACGTAATCATCGCTTGCCGCCCGAGCGACCTCCTGCTGTGGGAGAGCGCGCCACGCCTGGACATCTTCGACGAGGTTCTCAGCTCGACGATGGAAGTCCGCGTCCAGCTCCGTTGCTACGCCGCGGCGATCACGGGGCGCTGGCCGAGCGGGATTTGCGTGCTCGGCGGCACCGGACTGGCGGTGCAGACGAATGAGTGAATCGGACGCAATGACCGCGCGGCTCGATCGGATCGAAGCCGAGAACGCTCTGATGAAGGACGCGCTCGCCGAGGTCGGCGACGCGCTCTACCGCCTGACCTCGCCCGGACGCCGCCCTCCCGCCCTCGCGCGGTTCATGGCCGCCGCAAGCACCGAGGTCCGGCCCGACAGGCCACACACGGAAGAGGTACGGACATGCCAGGACTGACACAGCGAGAGGAACTCGCCCTCGTCGCCCGCGTCGCGCTCGCGCTCGCTGACGGAGAAACACCGGAACGGTCAGACGTCGAGGCCCTGCGCGGCTTCGTCGCGTCCGTCGCCAACGGCCAGCATAAGCCGGAGGCGTGGGCGGAGTATTTCGCCCAGAAGAAGCAGGGCTGCTCATGCAAAGTGAAAATCATGGTCGGCAGCCACGGGAGCGTAGGCGTCGAGCACGAGCCCGGATGCTGGCTCCTGACCCCGGAGAGCAAGCGCCTTGACCCGTTCGCGCCGCCCCGGCCATCCCTCGCGAATAGTGAACGCGGGCGGCTCCTCGACCGCCTGACGGGAGCGGGTAGACGATGACCCTGGAGCTGCGCGAGCAGCCGGGCGGAGCGGTCCAACTGGAGGGCATCGCGAGCCGCACAAATGTCTGGTATCCCGTCGGCCCGATCGAGGAACTGATCGAGCCGGGCGCCTTTAGACGCTCGCTTGCGTCAGACCCCGACGTAATGCTGCTGGTCGGTCATGGTGACGGCGGGCTGGGCCTCCCGCTGGCGCGCACCCGCCCGAAGGACAACCCGACCTTGCACCTCAGCGAAACGGCGGACGGGCTCGCGGTGCGCGCCGACCTGGACCCCGAGGACCGCGACAGCGCAGACGTAATCCGCAAGGTGAAGACGGGGCTAGTCGACGCGATGTCGTTTGCGTTCAAGATCAGCAAGAACGGCAAATCTTGGGATGACACCTACAGCCGACGCCGGATCTCGGCCGTGTCACTGGAGGGCGGCGACGTGTCTCTAGTCAGTCGGCCGGCGAATCCCTACACGAGCGCGAGTATCCGAGCGGCCACGCCGGAGGAGCGCCGCCGACAAGCCGAACTGCTCGGAGATAGGCTGATCGGCAGCACGTACACTCTGCGCGCTTCCGGCGACGCCTGCGCCCGCTGCCACGGCGAGGGAACCGTCACCCTCCCGTGCCCGCTCTGCGCCGGAGGCTCCGAGGACGCAGGCGCATCGCGCCAGGTATTCACCCCGAGCCCGCTCGAAGCGGCACTCCGCGAACGCCTGGCGGCGAGCCGCACCGGCACCGCCAGGCAGTCGAGCCCCGTCACCCCGACGAGCACAGAGCTGCTTCGCGCCCGTGTCCGAGCAGCGCAGGAACGAGCGCGGCGGAGCCTGCGATGACCTTGGGCGGCAGCCTCGATCGCCCGAGCGCGGACCCTCCCGGACCGTGGTTCTCCTCCGGTCCGGGAGCCCGCCGCACTCACCTGACCACAAGCGGATTTAGGAGACCCTGCGTGAGCACTAGACGGCACGAGCGAGACCCGGACGCCCCGGTCCCGGACCGCGAAACCTCCAGCGCGGGCATGTTGGCTAGTCGAGTCCGCGAGGTCGGGTGGGCATTTGCGCATCGAGACGAAGATGCCGCCCGGGAGAGTCTCAGAGCGCTAGCCGCAGAGGCAAGCCTCCTCGCTGCGTGCGATCCGCTGTGCCGATCGTCATTCGACAACCGGGTGCGCGTCGCCTCCGAGCGCGATCCGGTTGGGCGCGGAGGCTCGTCGTGACAAGGCTGCCGCGCCCATGCCCAGGCCCCGGCGGCGGCGTCGACTGCGGCGCGCTCGTCACGCCGCCCACCACCCGCTGCCGATCCTGCGAGCGGCGCTACCAGGCCGGCCGGGGATCGGTCAATGAACGCCTCGGCGCCGGCTGGGCGGCGATCAGCCGCAGGGTCATCGCTCGCGACGAGGGCGTGTGCTACTTCTGCGGCCGCGACGGCGCGAACTCCGCGCATCATCTGCTCGCCCGACGCGACGGAGGCGACTCGTCGCTCAGCAATTTGGTTGCTGCTCACGTCGGCTGTCACTCCGGCTGGAACCGCGCGGCGTAGCATGGACCCGTGGCCCGCAAACGCTCGCTCTCCTCGCAGCTATTCCGCGCGGCACGGATCATGGACGACGTCGAGGCCGTCGAGTCAGGGAACCCGAAGCGGATCACCCGCCGGGCCAAGAATGTCCTCGTGGGCCGAGCGCTCGGACGCTCGGGCTTCTGGCGCTCGCTTTGGAAGTAGACCCCGCGGGAGCGTAGACTCGCGGGACAACCAAAGCGCCCCCGCGACCGTTAGAGCGGCCCGGGGGCATGGCCCAGGAGGAATGAACTCCATGAGCAACCAAGACGCTAGCCGCTTCGCCGGCAGCGCGCACTCACCGATCGGAGCGCCGTCGAGTCGACTCACGATCAAGCAGATGCAGGCCCACCTCGACGAGCTGGCGGCCGAAACCGGCGTGCGTCTGGAGACGTGGGACGGCGTGCCCGAAGCCACTGCGCGGCTCGTGACGACGGACCACGGCCTCCCGGCTGTCATCTACAACAAGCCGCTCCGGAACCGTCACCAGTACCTCTCCGGCCTCCATGAGTTCGGGCACTACATCGTCGGAGTCCGCGGCCGTAACCGCGCATACGGCTTGCGCCCGGAGCATCTTGTCGATGAGGTCGCCGCGTGGGTTTGGGCGTTCGATAACTCGCGGGTCGAGATCACGGAAACTCTGAGGGTCAACGTGGCGGACACGCTGTTCACGTACGCCGACGACGCCGGAGCCAATAGCGGGAATGACTACTACGGAATTGACGCCGTGCCCGACGACCTTCGCGCCGAATACGTCGCGGGCCTCGTGCGGCTGGGCGCTATCTCCATCGACCCGGAAGGCGGCGAGTAATGGCCGCCGGGATCGTCACGCGCCACGCGAGGGACTGCCGCTCACGAGACGGCGCCCGCTGTTCCTGTAGTCCGTTCTATGAGGCGTGGGTCTATCTGGCCCGGGATCGCAAGCGGGTCACGAGGAGCTTCCGCGACCTGAAAGAGGCGAAGGGATGGCGCGCGGATGCACTGAGCGCCGCTCACAAGGGACGGCTGCGGCCGCCCGCGCCGAAGACGCTCCGCGAGGCCGCCGACGAGTGGCTCGATCTCGTGGAGTCCGGGCGGCTCGGGAACCGCAAGGGCGAGCCCTACAAGCCCTCGACGCTGCGCGGGTACCGCCGAGACCTAGAGGTGCGGATCCTGCCCGAGCTCGGCCCGATGCGGCTGAGCGACCTACGCCGCGCGGATGTGCAGGCGCTCGCCGACGAGCTCACCGCAAGCGGGGCCTCGGCCTCGAGCGTGCAGAACGCTCTCGACCCGCTCCGCGTGATCTGCGGCCGCGCCCTCCGACGCGACCTGATCGCCATCGACCCGACCGAGGGCCTAGAGCTCCGCCGCCCGCGCGGACGCCGAGACCGGATCGCCTCGCCCGAGGAGGCCAGCGCACTGCTCGAGGCGCTCGAGCCCGACGAGCGGGCACTGTACGCGACGGCGCTGTACGCGGGCCTTCGCCGCGGCGAGCTCCGCGCATTGCAGTGGGCAGAGATCGACCTCGAGGCAAGGGAGATCCACGTCCGACGCGGCTGGGACGACGAAGAGGGCGAGATCACAGGCAAGTCCGAGGCGGCAGAGCGGACGGTCCCGATCATCGACCGTCTAGCGGCCGAGCTCGCGGCGCACAAGCTCCGGAGCCGGCGCCGAGGCGACGAGCTCGTGTTCGGCCGGACGGCCACGGATCCGTTCGTGCCCTCGACGGTCCGCAGCCGCGCTCACCGGGCGTGGAAGGCAGGCGAACTCGCGGAGGTCTGGAAGCAAGCGGACCCGATCGGGCTGCACGAGGCGCGGCACATGTTCGCGTCGCTGATGATCGCCGCGGGCGTGAACGTGAAGGCGCTTTCGGAGTTCATGGGCCACGCGAGTATCTCGATCACGTTCGACATCTATGGCCACCTGATGCCGGGGGGAGTCGCGGAGGCACGCGAGCGGATCGACGCCTATCTTGGCCGTCCGACGAGCGGGCTCCGGAGGGTGAAGTGATCCACGCTGCTCCGCAGTTGCTCCGCAGTGATACACGGATTCGAGCGGATCTAAGCGGATTCGGGCGGAGTGTGGAAGAGGGCGAACCCCCTGCAAACGAGCCAGTTTCTCGGCATTAGCAGGGGATTCGTAAACCCCGTCGCCAGGCTTCGAATCCCGGTAGCGGTACTTCAGAACCCCCGTGGCGCTCTCGTTCGCCCACCGCTCCAGTTCGGCGACCGGGACGAGGCGAAGCTTGCCCCGCCGA